TTCGGCCACGTACCAGCCCCTTGATTCTCTGAATACTCGTTAAGTAGCCACACCCCAGACGCAGACGACGAAGTAGGAGCCACCTCTGGCCCAATCCTACTCCACGTTTTACCCGCCGCTATACCCGTCACAGATCAGGTAATTTCTAATACAGAAATCGACAGTTCTATAACAGAAACGGCTCCTGCTGAAACCTGCAAATAATCTCCTGCTTCAAGCACAAGCTTGCCAGCGATAAGGCCAACAGCAGCTTTCTCAGGGACAGACAACAGTTTAACTAACTCAGTTTTGACACCTCCATCATACCAACAGAACGTGACAGCCTGAGCGCCACTTCCTACGTTAGTAGCCTGAGCCAACAACACAATAGCAGTCGTATCTGCCGGGACAGTATAAACAGTAGCAAGCGACGCTGTTGCTGCCGCCCGTCCGTTTTTGAATGTATTAGCCATATTCTATACTCCTATGACAATGCTAAAATTAAGGGGATCGGATCTGATTCGGCAGCCGCAACCCAAGCAGTAGTACCACTACCAGTATGAGTCAAAACTGTATTAACCGCTGCGCTTGCAGCAGGTGTAGCACTAATCCCCAATTTTGTTTGCAACGCAATAAGCGCAGTAGACGCAGCGCCATGAACAAGATCATGTTCAAACCCTGACGCATCCAAATCTGTCGAAGACGCAGGAGTCACCTGAGTAGCAGTAGTATCTAAAGATACCGGATAATTTGATACAGGCATATTTCTCCTATGGCTTCAAATCAAGAGTGAATATGCCAGAAGCATTCCACTGAATTTCAAATGTACCAGACGTAGTACTAAACGCTCCACCAAAATCTATGTAAGCGATCAAAGGACGTGCAGTAGTTGCAGCGCTAATAGATTGATTATAGATTACAGCGCCAGCAGCACCAGTAATAGTAGAAGCAGTCCAACTAACATTAGCTGCATCCCAAGTAAGTATCGAATCTCCGTTTGTTGTAGAAGCTAATGACACACCAGTCAAAGTTTTACCACCAGAAAGATAACCAGTAGCTCCTCCAAAAGGAATTTCACCTGACACATCACTTTGGAATGCGTCAGTATCAAGCTGCGGAACATAACTAGCAGTAACCAACATGCAGTAAAACGTGTCAGTGTTGTAGTTATTCAAAGACGTTTGAATCATTACTTTTTCTAAAGTAGAACTGTATAGACCACTAGCCATTAGTAGTACCCGTTCCTTGAATAGGCTTTGGCTTAATTACCACGTTACCGTTTGGTTTTTGCATTCTTTGTCTTCTTTTTTTTCATTGCGGACGCCGCAGCTTTTTTCCCAGCAGGCGTATAAGGATATTTTTTACCATTTACATTAGGCATAGTACGCATCATAGCAGATAAAGCAGGGGGGACCAGGGAAAGGGGAAAAACCTGGCCCCCCCTACACCCGTCAACTAGTTGAGACTAGATGAGCTTTGTACTCGCTGTCCACATTCCTCACGGAAAACACCGTATCCTGCAAGGTGATACCAACCGATTGGGTTGAACCGACGAAGCACATCAGTCACTGGACCGAACACTACGTTAGGGTCTTCACCAAATCCTGGTGCACGACTGAATGCTTTAGCTAGGAACTGGCGTCCAACAATCAATGTTTGATAAACATTAACAGTACGGCCACCTACACCAGTTGCCAATATACCGGCTCGTGGGTTTTCAATGTATTCAATACCATTAAATACACCAATGGAACCGGCTCTTATTGGCGGTCCGTCTTGGTATAGCTGGTAGTTGATTACATCTGTAACAGCAGCTTGACCACGGAAGTCGTAAGACACATTCGGATGAATGATCGCCATGTAGTTGCCATTATCCCAGCCAGGAGCGTTACGTGTACGTAACTGAGCTACCGCTTTACGTCCTTCTGTAGATGTATATATGTTAGCAGCTACGATACCGGAACCTGCAGCAGGTACTGACCCGCCGACGTTAGTAAAGTTAGTACCAGCTTGTGCAATGTTAGAAACAATTTTGTCCATTGAGTTGACCATGTTGTAGCCAACAAGACTGGCTGCATCAGCATCAATATTAAAGAACGAAGTGCCACGAAGCTTAGCGGTTGTTAGTACAGCGTTACCATACTCAACAAGAGTAACATCAACTTTCTTATCACCTAATACGACTGGTGTCACATCAACTGATTCAGCTAAAGCTGCTGTAGCTTGGTCCATTTCATTATAGAAAGTAAACTGGACGCCAGAACCACTATGGGTCTGAGCAGTTGAACGAACATCAGCAATCATTTCATACAAAGGCGCTGCACGTAAAGCAAAATGTGCTGTAAGTGAATACGCTTCTTGTACTGAAAGAGGAAGTTGTCCTGTACCAGTAGGGTTATTCGCTGTAAATGGAGGAGTAAATGCCATGTCTAAAGTCCTATCTATAGGACTCCGTTAAGATCAGGTTGCTGCATTCCACATATGGCCCGCTGATTCCCATATGTCTTTTAAATCATCTAAAGATTTAGCTGAAGACATTTGTTTGCTAAGATCATCTGGAATGTATGGTTCGCCGCCATCGCTTGCCGCTGCCATTCTTTCTTCAGCAGAATAGTCATAACCTCTATCCTCCTGCTGCGAAGATTGTCCTCTTCCGAGGAACCCTGTTGCTTCAGCTTCCATACGGATAGCGTCAACATCAAGTTCACCTTCATAAGCTTTAACAAAATATTGAGTTGCTTTATCTTCAGTGTTTAAACCTGCTGATCGAAACAAACTGTCTTTTGTTAAAGAAAGAATTTGAGCTTTAAGTACCGTGTTCTCCTTACGAGCTTCGTCACCGGTAGTAGCACGATTTTCTAAATCGCGTCGCCAATTTTGCTTTGAATCTTCAGTACCTTCACCAGTTCTGGAGTCGGATTCTGCCATAATTTCACACACCTTAATAAACACGTTTTTAGCGGTGGAACTTCAAACGGAAGCATTCGTAGTATAGCTCACCCTACCGGGGCCAAACCACTTAGCTATAAGTAAACACGCATTTATTGTCTAAGTCAAGTATTAGTAGTGCCGAATCCTAAACCGCCTTGGCCTGAAGCACCTAAACCGCTATTGCCTTGGAAGTTAGTAAGCCTATTTTCTCTTCGACGACGTACTGTATCTGAACTAACTGTGTCAAGATTGAAAGTACCACGAGCAACTGTACCTTCATCTATAGTTTGTTCTCCTACAAGGTTACTTGTTAAAGCTCGTGCAGGATTAAGTTGTGCTTGTAGCTCTCGCTCTTGAACATTAGCTCGACGTAGCAAATCACCAAGTTCATATTTGATACTTCGTGATGTTTTGCCAGTGACATTAGCACTTTCTCCTATGCCGCCACCTAAAATTTTATCTGCTGACGTAGCAAGATTAGCTGAGTTCATTACACGGCGAGCATCAACAATGTTTTTAGTTTTATCAACGTCAAGATACAAACTAGTAATATCGCCTTGCGAATAATTGTATTGATCTCTTAAAAGTTTAATTGTTTCTGAGTCTGCTGAGTTAGCTGCTTCTTCAGCTAAAGCAACTCGACTTTGAAATTCGTTTAATGAAACATCTTGCTTTATTAGATTAGCTGTGTCTTCTGCAGTCATAAATTTTCTATCAATACCTGCAGAATCTATAAGTCTAGTGTAACCATCTTGAAGATCTAAATACTCTGCTTCATTTAATGGTGATAAACCTGAGTCTCTTCTTTCTTGCATCCCAGGAAATTTAGATTGGTACTCTGTAGTTGATCTTACAAAAGGAAGAATAGAACTAGCAGGCATACCATCTTGAAATGCTGCCATTATTTTTGGAGTTAAAGTTGCTGGCAAACCAAATGCAGTCATATATTCTGTTGCCATAGCAGAAGCACTTAGTTGACCTTCGTTAACTGATTCAAAGTATTTGGTATCTCTAGTAAAATCTTGTCCAATCTGTGGACCATAAGCTCCATATGCATTGCTATCCCCAGAGTTCATATTAGGATCAAAACTT